GATAGTGTTCCGCAAGAGCCGCTCTACCCTTGTCCGTAACCATATTCGGGTTAGGAATGTAGAATCCGTTGATTCTTGTCTTAACGTGCATATCAGGACAGGCGTAGAAGCCATAATCCGTCATTTCCTTAAGGTACTCGATGTTGCCGCCGAAGAACTTATGCTGGATAATGTTGAATCTAGCGAGAGGAATCAATGCCCCGCTAAATCCGTTCGCAGTAAACTCTTTTCCTGCCAGTTTGCACCCCGATATGATATGCGGAAACGCCAAAGTGTTTGTTTTTGTATCAAGCATTGCCTATTCCTCCCCTTCGTCCGGTATTATTACTGTTTCTGCTGTCAAAGACGATATCTTTCCGTGTCTTACCATTGGTTCACTTTCTGAACCGACCTTATTCAACTTCTGCGCCTTCATCTTCTGCCTTGCCTGTTCGTTGTGCCGTTCGTACTCGATCCTTAGAGATTGCTTGTATTGTTGCAGCATAGACAAAGCTATGCGGTCAACCTTGTACTCCAGCATTTCCAGTTCTTCGGGCGGCATCTTCCTCTTCAACTCGTATTTCAGCCAGTCTCGAAGCGTTACAGGGTTCTTTGTCGTGCTGTTGCAACCTGTTTTTGTGCAGGTACATTGGTTCCATCCGCTTAACAAGGCCAGAGTTTCGCACTTGCCGCAGATAGGATAGTCGAGGATATTGGTCATGTTATATCCAGACATGACCATCCTCTCCATAATCCAGTTACCTTCGAACAGTTTCTTGGCAAGAGCAGGGTAAATTTCCTGCAACGCCTTCTGTACGCCCATGCTGTGCGGGTCGGCCATTGCCAACTCCATTGCCTTTAACGTGTATATGTCAGGTAGTTCTCTTGCCATTACAGTAGTCCTCGCTTGTCTGCTCCGTTCAATCCAGGTATCGAAGCAAGGTTGTCGGGCGGCGTCTGCATCTGGTTTGTCTGCTGCACTTGTCCATTACCGGATACCGGATTCTGGCCGGTCAAGGTCTGCGGAATAATCTGCTGCATCTGCTGCTTTAATTCGCCCATTTCTTCCTGTTCCGACTTGAGTTTCATGCCGAGAATGTCTTCCAAAGCGGAAACAAGCACATCGTAGGAGATAATAGGCTTCTGAACACCGTTTGCGTCGATAGACATGATTCCTGCGAGGTTTGTCAGGATATTGTACATATCCGTCTTGCCCCTAGGCATTGCGTCACCGATAATGACTTCCGTATCGAAGTCGATCTCTGTGTATACGGTTTTGCCCTGCTCGTCTACGGCTGTCTCAAACGAAGGAATCTTGCCGATATCCATGCCCATAGACTGATCTTCCAATGCACGATCCAAGGTAGCGCCTGTAAGCGGTACGGTAGCCGGTACGGACATGATGCCTTGAATATCCACATACTCGCTTGAGTTCTTGCCCAGACTTGCCCAGAAAGGCTTGTCCCAATACTGCATACACAGTTTTAAGGCGTACATATCTGCCCATTTCATGACTTCTGCAATATCAGATTTCTTATCTTTGATGCCTACAGAGCCTTGAACCATCTGGCTATTGATCTGCGTAGCTGTTGCGCTTGAACCTGTCTGGCTTCCTGTCATAATGTCGTGGAACCGGACGATTCTCTGCGCTTCTCTTAGGCACAACTCGATAAAGTTGGGTACTACAGCGTTTATACCGCCCATCTGTAAGACTTTGATGTTCTCCGTAGGGTCTTTACAGGCGATATAGTCTGCCGGATTGCTGTTTATCTCGTCAGGATTGACTTCTCCTGCCGGATCTATGGCCAACTTGCTCTGTGCGGAGAATCGAGCGGCCAATTCCAACTCGTCTGCAAGGTTATTGACCTTTTCCTGCAAGCCTAGAAGCAGATTTCCGTCGCCAAAGCCGTAAAACTTGCCTAGTTGTGGCATCATTCGTGCGATAGTGAATGGATATTCGTTGTCAACGTGCTTGTAGTACGGATCTCCTTCGGATTCCCGATAGATAATGCCGTTTACGTCGTACTCGATAAGGCGCAAAGCGTGAGTCTTCCTGTCCCTTGTCCAGTACCGAAGAAGCATAACGCTGTCTGCATCGTCTATGCTCTCGTCGCTGTTCTCTCCCTCTATCCGGTTGAATCCGAGCGTAGCGGCGTCTGCGTATTTCTCGCCGTATTCTTCGAGAATGTACGAGATAGGCACATATCCGACTTCCTGTATGATGTATTCCGCATACTGCAAGTCCTTAGCGTCCTTAATCCGTCCGTCTACGAGAACAGACAGGATAGGCGGTACGCTAATGCGCGGATATCCGTTAGGCTTTGTCTTGTTATTGGAAATGGATTCTTCCCAAGAGATTGTAAGATAGCAGTTTCCAAGAAGATCGTAGTATCGTGCAAGGTCTTTCATGTGTTCTTTGAATCTGCACTTCTTGCGGTAGTATTCGCTTGCTGCATCGAACTGTGGCATAAACGCCTTGTGTCCTGGATTGTTGGTAACATGGGAGAAGTCGATCTGCGACTCCAGCATACTGGCTACTTGGCCTTCAACTGTAGGCGTTATCAAAGCGATAAAGGAATTTGGAAAGTCTTCGTCGTCTGCTACGGGATCTCTGCGACATTCGTACAGCTTTTGCAGATAATCCCATAACTCTTTGTAGTTTGCGTCTACCTCTGCTCGTCTTGTGTAATACTGCTGTGAATACCGTCTTCCTCTGTCTATCTGGTCTTGGGTCATTATGCCCAAAAGATCGACAGTACCTTCCTGTGTTAGAGAACCGTCACTCTGTTCCTTCATGTATTACTCTCCTCCTAGTCCTGCTTTGCGCCGCTTGTATTCCTGTGTGCTTAGAAAACCGTCACGATTGCGAAGATTTGCATATGGGTCTTCTGGTTCAGATTTTTCTTCGATAAGTATTTTCATGTCAGCGTAAAACTCTGCTATTTCCATTCTGACTTGTTTGATTTGAGCAGTTAATTGGTCTACTTGAATTATGAGTTGATCTATTTCTTTTTTACCGCCTAGCATACCTTGAACCTCCCGTCTTTACTTTGACCTGATACTTCTTGTCTCCGCTCTCGTAAGCACATCCATGTGTCTCAATATACTCTCTTGCTGATTGTCTGTCTATACGTCCCATTTCTATTGCGTCTTCCAGTTCTGTTCGCATCCATGTTCCCGTAAGCAAAGACTTGTCCGGCTGCATTTCGCAAGCCTGTTGACTGCAAATCTGCAAGAGAACGGCCAACGCAATTACAAGATCGTCATGAGCGCCCGGTTCTGCGCCCATCCAGATACCCTTCATCTTCTTTTCCTGATATGTGAACAGAAGCATTTCGTTCAGAGTTTCTATGTCGTTTATCAAGTCCATGTGCTTTTGAGTCCATTGTTGCAACTCAAGAAGCATTAACTGCCTGTTCTCCGGGCCTGTGCGCCAGCCTATGCTTTTCTCTTTCTTCTGCCGCAGCTTATCCGCAGGAGTCATCCTGCGATAGAACTTCGTGTAGCCTAGCATCTGGAACGCCTTTACAATCCAGTCGTTCATGTTTATTTCGGGGCCGAACAAAGGCTGGTTGTACATCCTAGCAAGACCGTATATCTGCCAAACACAATCCGAAGGATCGCCATCGTCGCGAAATACAGCTACCTGTTCACCTGTAAGGTTGTCTCTGACCATGCCTACATAGAAGTCCTTGCCTTCCCCTGCCGTATCTGCCGACAGGACATAGGGAACTTTAGGGCTTGCTTGCTTGTAGATAAAAATTTTGCCTTTTGGAGTTTCTACAAACTGGTAAGTGTCGACAATTGGGATTCCTTTGCTGTCTTCGTTGTAGAAAAACATACCTTGGATAAACGGTTCTTCTTTGTACTTCCGCACCAACTCGTCTAGTCTTGTCTGGATCTTGTTTGCGTCGAATACCGTCTGCCCCATCGTTCCCCAATTGCCTAGAGCATATACCTGATAGGCATAAGGATTGGTAACGCGCAGACGCTCCATCTTGATTCCGTAGTCCTTGTCGTTGTGCGGGTTATCCTTGTACGTTGTCTTCATGACATGGTACGGCAAGCCAGAGTTGGGAACTACTTCGGTAACATAACGATAAAGCCAATGCGTTCTGCTAACAGGATTGAACGATAAGATAAGGCGGCATTGGATCTTTGGATCTCTAAGCCGCCTGTCCAGTTCCTCTATGACTTCCTGATTCTGCTCCGCATTGACTTCCTCGTACCAAACGTCAGTCAAGTTTCCGCTGTCCGTGTCTTCTGTCTTCGAAGTAAACTGTATAGACTTGATATCCTCGATGTTGTCTACGCCTTCAAACAGGATCTCGTTTCCGTTTATTCGGTTGACCATCTTGTGATCCGGGTTTGTCGTAACAGTCCAATACTTTAACAGCTTGAACCGCTTCAAAGAGTTGTAGATGAACGCCCAGCAGGACTTAATACAGTCGGTTTTTTGCAAACGTAGACACACAAGATTGCGATTAGGGAACAATGTCATTTGTATGGCAAGCATCTGCCCGATGAAGTACGACTTACCGCTGGAAGAACCTCCGTACAATACGAAGTACGCGAATATCTTGAGCAAGTAAGGATAGTAAACCTCGTTGAACAACCTCTTGTCCAGGTCTATGTCCGCTATTGCTGGTAGCGCTTCCTGTCTGTGCGCCATTTATTCTACAAACTCTATTCCGCAATGTGGGCATTTATGTTTTGGCTTAGGATTTTCCATATCGTATCCGTAACCGACATTTACAATAGGTGGTAACGTACACCCGCCAGTAATCTGGCAGTTTCCCCATCCGTCTGCGCTTCCGCACATCCGACCTCTAGAATTGCACCAAAATCTTGCAACGTTTGTTGTCGTATCGCTAAATGTTTGATCCATATCTAGACCTCCTTGTCTTCGTCGTCTTCTTCTGGATTTAAGTTCTCGTCGTTTATAACACTGGGATAGTTCGTTTCCATAAACCTCCGAGTAATAGCAAGACCGATGTTTCCTTGGATAACCATCAGGTTTTGTATGCTTGCATTGTCGTAGTTCATAACGCACGTTCCGTCTTTTTGCAAGAAAGAGAAAAGCATAATAGGTTCTTCGTCCATTTCGTCCTCTACAGATAATGCCTTGAGAACAAACTCTACGACCTTGATGTACTTCTCCTCGCAGTTGTATAGCATATGTACCTCCCCGTTATCTCTGCATACAGTCTAGCCCTATCTATACCGTTTGTAAAGACGACAAATATTTGATAGTTGCTAAATCTATAGGGACATTAACTTACTTATAATTACGCCAAAACAATCTCGTCTACGCTAGCTTCCTTCCACTTGCCGTTTTCTTTGATCTCGATCTTGATGTTTCTGATATCCATCATCTCGTCTACTTTTGTTTCTATTTGCTTTTCGCTTAGCAACTGCCCTAACTTAATAAAGTGTTCCCGGATTAACCACGCCTTGAAAGCAGGAAGACTTACCAGCTTCTCGAAAGCAATCTTCTTGTTCTGTACCTGATCCCGCTCTTCCTCGCAAGTAGTAACTAATCCCGTAGCAATATGCCGGATTCTACAACAGGAACTGACTTTGTTCCTATTCTGTCCACCGTTCCCGGTTCCTCTGTAAAACTCCAACTCGAAGTCCTTCTTTGTTAAATGTAAGATTGCGTTTTCCATCGTAAATCACCCCTCTCTTTACCCTAATTATCTGCCCAATTTTACAAAATAGCAAGACCCCGCTATTTCCTTGTCCCCTGCATATTATGCAACATTTATGCGCTTTTTATGCACAGAGTAAAACGCCCTGTGGGTACCAACTACAAGGCGCTTCTTCGAATGAAATTCTGCCAGAGGTTTGCTTTGCATCGGGCGAGGATTTGCACCTCGCATGACGAGAGATACCACATCGGGCACTATGCTACGCCCAAACAATTTCCCCATTCGCCGCATCGGACTTTCGTCCTGTTTCGGGTACTAGCGTGGATTTGGTACTGCGCGGCCGCCATACTCGTCTGTCCTGCTGTAGCTTCCCTCTCTGTCCGATTTCTCGGCGAGATCTAGAGCGTCTACCTTTTCCGCCACCGATGCCAACATCTACAGTCTATACTCGCTTTTGCCCTTTGTAAAGTACCTATTTTTTACCGGTTTATAGTCGCAGTCTTAAAGATATGAAGTCTAACAATATATACGGTCTTGCACTATATGCTATATTGCGTCTTTTTGTTTCTCTCCAAATTTTTAGAGTCAGCAACCAAGAAAATAAGTGTTATACTGTCACTAGCTGCTGTACCATGCGTACACGAAGTTCTCTGATTGCGTCCTCTCTGCGGAAGGGCGCTTTCTGCTTTCTATCGGCTGTGGAAAAAGTCTTTTTTGCGTGGAGAATTGTTTGTGGACTGTATATCGGATTCCGGTCGCGCGCGTTTGCCGAGGTAGCCCCCGGTAGACGGATCGGGCCTGCCCCTCTTCCTGCAGCTGCACAAACTCACAGCTAGCCAGGATGATAGCCAATATTTATAGCTTTGCGCCCTTATCCGTATGTGTGCGACAGGCTGCTATGCTACGATGCGTCCGGAGGCGTCCCGTGGGCACCTAGCAGGCGTTTGAATACAAAAGTAATGATCTTATACCACTATGCCCTAAAACAGGCCGTAACAGGCTCAGATCGGCTTAGTTTGACTTTGACACAGCAAAAGTCAGTCGAGCTATCTTTACAAGTCGGACATACTTTGTTCATATCTGCGTGGCAAACTGGAGACAGATCGAATTTACAGGAGGATAAAACTCATGACCAGATCATTTATCATCAACCAGGCATCGACGCGCGAAGTATACGACAAGACGCTGCCGTGCTATGCAAGGCCAGCCAGATATTGCCCGCATTGTAACGCGCCTATGAAGGATTCAGACGTTATCGACGAATACACGGACTACACCTGCGATATGCTTGTGAAGTGCCACAAGTGCGGAAAACTGCACACGTATTCAGTATGAACGATCTGTGAACGACAAGCCAGATTGCCCGTGATATCATGGCATCATACCAAATAAACAGGAGGACGAGAGAATGAATATCAAAGACGCAGAAAAAAAGATCAGACAAGCCAAGGCATTACAGAAACGATTGGACAATGTCAATAAACTTATTGCTATGTTTAAAAAAACCGATGCGACAGACCTTTATATTATTGCCGGCGAGAAGGAAACATTTAACGACGATCTGTATTATAATGCGGTTGCACTCAAAAACAGGATAGCGGCCGAACTGGAAACACTCAATCTGTTTTAACTGTCACGCATTGTCACAGCCACATATCGCTATATCTACACGCGCTTATATATATAGCGGCGCCGGCGCTATATCCGGCAAGATAGTTGGCCTATCAAATAGTTTGATTGCCGAATAGTTTGATCGTCAAACCTTTTGATCATCAAAGCAACTGAATTCCCATATATATAAATACTATAGTTTCACACATAGCTATATAGACGTATAGCAGAAAGATGGGTATAAACAAGATGAGAGAATACCAACCTATAAACAAGACCGAAGCCAGAAAAACCTATGACGAGGAACTGGCATATGTAGCTATTGTCAAGCATGGCCAAGATCCGAAAGAAGACAACTTTACGAGAAAGCCGTATAATTCTTACTGGTTTGCCAATTTCGAACAGGAATATAGATACTTGCATAATTATTCGGGTAAGGTTGATTATTACAAAATGGCCTTTATCTAATTCTGGTAACAATAATTACGCGCGATATAGTTATAAGCACGCATATATTATTTATTGCAGATATTCACGGATTGTTTATACTTTATTCACGGATTATTCATATCTTAGCGATACAATGAGATTATAAACAAGGCGAACAGCCAGAAAGAGGTTACAAGATGGAAAAGTATAACGGATGGAAAAACAGACAAACATGGAACGTTGCTCTATGGATTCAGAATGACGAACCGCTGTACAGGATGGCCGTATCGTACATGAAGCAGCACCCGACAAGTAAAAGACCGTATGCTGGCTTTATCCGTGAATCTGGCTTGGAATACGATCGGACGCCGGACAACATCGCGTATAAGTCAACGCGAATCAGCTATCCCGAACTTAACAGCATGATGCGTGAATTGATCTCATAGTTTTCATACGGTTCTGATGGCTGCGCCGCAAGCAACCTACCAGGCCGCAAGGCCGAGAATATCAAGGGAGGTAAATACTATGTCACGCTTAGATGATCTGTCCATCAAATTAGCTGCAATCTGGCAGGAACACGCCGACGAGATCAAGAAACTGGAACGCATAGGCCCACGCGGAGGACATAACGCCCGCTTTGTTGGCGGCTGGCATTGGTCGCCAAACGGAACTGTTACCAGAGCTGCGCATATGTCGGGACTAGCAACAATGAATTACTGGTCAGGATCGGGAACGACACCCGCAAGCGCAATCCCTAGCGTTTGCTATTACAAGGCGCTGGACGCCTACAAAGAGATTTATGGAGGTAAGAAATGAGAGCCAATGAGCCAACGCTAGAACAGATCAGGCAAGCAACGTTCGATTATGTCCGCGAGGAATTCGCCGACAATCCCGCATGGCTTCTGGACATTCCCGGCGTTTATGATCTAGTCGCGGCACATGTCGAGGATGAAGTAATCCTAAAGCTACAGTACGACTACGAAACAAACAACACGAAGGAGGACGAGAACAAATGAACAAGTTCGAGGAAGTCATGAACGCCATTATGGATAACAATCTGCAAGCCCCTGTATTAAAACAT